TAGATGTATTAAGCGGGGGTGGAGCAGGAGAACAATATGCTGATGGAACAGCGGTTGATGCCGCATACAAGGGAAATCTTGTTTTAGGAACTGATGGAACTAACTATCAGATATTAGCTGTTGATGCTACTGGAAACTTACAAGTTGATATTTTAAATACTACTTTAGCTGTTACCCAATCAGGGACCTGGAACATAGGAACGGTTACAACCCTTACTGGAATTACAAATGTAGTTCATGTTGACGATAATGCTGGTTCTTTAACTGTAGATGGTTCGGTTTCAATTGGAAGTGCGTTACCAGCAGGAACTAATAACATTGGCGATGTGGATATTGCCTCAATTGCACCAGGGGATAACAATATTGGAAATGTTGATGTTGTAACTTTACCTTCAATCCCAGCAGGAACTAATTTAATCGGTCAAATTTCAGCGTCTCAGGAAACAGGAACTATTTATTCGGGAACTACTGCCTTAACTCCAAAATTCGCTGTAATAGATGTGGCTGCCTCAGGAGATAATACAATTGTGGCAGCAGTTGCTGGAAAGAAAATCAGGGTTTTGCAATATGCCTTAGTCTGTGCAGCAGCAACAACGGTTTATTTCAGGAGTGGGGCTGCTGGAACGGCAATCACTGGCGATATGTCGTTTGCTGCCAATGGCGGTATCTCTGCTCCTTATTCGCCAGTTGGATTATTTGAAACAGCAGCAGGTGCGGCTTTGGTGCTTAATTTATCAGGTGCAAATGCAGTTTCAGGGCATCTGGTTTACCTGGAGATTTAGGAAAAGAAATAAATGAGTTGGTTGGCTGATAATGGCAGTAGGAGAACAAAGGAAGCTTGCAGAGGCGAAAGCGATATTAGAAGAGTTGAAGAAAAGCGTGAGGGCTATTACTGCAAGCCTGGAGGATTAATTTTGTTAAACTCAGGAGATAATAGATGAAAGCACAAGAGTTTACATCATCAGGCACATTTACTGTCCCTTCAGGGGTTAATTTAGTTTACCTTACTGGAATAGGTGGAGGAGGCAGTGGTGGTACTGGAGCCGGTGACGGTGGTGCAGGGGGTGGAGGTGCTGGTGAGGCTTGTTTCAAATACCCAGTACTTGTTACCCCAGGGTCAAATATAACTGTAACTATTGGTGCTACTGGGCAAGCAACAACTTTTGGTAGTTTATTGTCTTTAGCTGCTGGTAGTAATGGTGCTAGTGCTGTTGGTGGTGTAGGTGGAACAGGCGGAGGTGTTGGCGGAGGTGCAGGAGGCACTACGGGTGTTGCTGGCGCTGCTGGCACGAATTTTAATCTATCTCCATTTAAATTCGGTGGTGCAGGGGGTGGAGGTGGGGGTAATCCAGGTGCTGCTGGCGGTGCAGGTGGTGCATCTGGAGGTGCTGGTGGTGCTGTTAATGGTGGTGGTGGAGGTGCAAGAAGTTACCGGGCTTGTGGGGGTGCAGGAGCAAGTGGGGGTTTGAGTGGTGCTGGCGCTGCTGCTCCAGCTAATTCTGGTGCTGGTGGTGGGGGTGGGTGCATAAGTGGTGCTGGTGGTGCTGGTGGTTCGGGATACCTTCTTGTTGAATATGATAATATGCCAGAAATTACCAAGAATGTAGCTCTTTCCAACTTCTCATTTCTAATGGTAGATAGCACAGACCATGTTACCCCAAAAACAGGCTTGACAGTTACAGCCGAAAGGTCTATTGACGGAGCAGCATTTGCTGCATGTGCTAATGCTGTGGCAGAGGTTGGAAATGGAGTTTATAAGATAAACCTTGCAGCATCTGATTTAAATGGTAATGTAATTACCTTGAAATTCACTGCTGTAGGAGCAGACCAGAGAACAATTACAATAGTAACGCAGGCATAATGATTATTGACTGGAATAATAACTACCAATATGAGACAGCCTGGGGGGTTTTCTCATTTAGTGTATGGAGAGCAGTAGGGATATCATTAACACCAACTTTAACTCTTCTGGGAGTAGGCACATAATGGAGATACCACTTGAGGTTGTAATCCCCTTAACCGCTGCTGGGGTAGTTCTGGTAAATTTGCTCAATAAGGTTGTAATTGAGTTTATTAATAGTAGAAAAAATAAATGTGATCCGCAAGGCTTGCCACCTTCTGTTACTGATACAAAATTTGTTACTGAAGATATTTGCAGGGAGAGAGTAACAAGGATAGAACAGAAGATTGAGGATGCCTTTAAGTTAATCAGGCAGGAGATTGAAAATTTAAGCCTGAAACTGGATAGAAAAAGATAGGGGGAGGATTAGATTGACATTTGGCGATTTAAAATCATTAATTCAAAGTTTTACTCCAGAACTAACATTAACTACTATTGGCAACTTTATTAATAAGCGATACCAGCAGCTTCTAAAGGCATGGCAGTGGAGTTTTCTTAAAGGTTATGCCAATCTTCAGCTTGTAGCTCCTTACTCTACGGGGACAGTATCAGTAACTAATAGCTCTACGACTGTAACAGGTTCAGGCACATCATGGACTTCTGCAATGGCAGGAAGGCACTTCAGATTAGGGTCAGCAATACCTTTTTATAAAATAAGTGCAGTTGTATCCGCTACAGAGATAACATTAGCTTCTGCTTATGGCGGTGATACTGCAACAGGTCAAACTTACGAGATATTTCAGCATATATACTCTCTTGCTTCTGATGTCAGAGAGATAAGCAAGATAGTCTATGACCTTGCACTGATAGAAAAATCAGTAGAATGGATAGAACGAAATGACCCTTATCGTTCTATCTCAGGGACACCGCTTTTTTATGCTGATAGAGGAATTGATGCAAGTGGCTATCGGCAAGTAGAGATACACCCCTATCCTTCTGATGATTATGTCCTGAGATGCAGTTACTGGAAATCTGTATCTAATTTATCGGCAGATACGGATACTATACTTGTCAGAGATGACCTGCTTCAGGAACTAACGCTTCTTGACTGTTACCGTGTAGCTGCAAACAGTAATCCAAATTATCTAAATTTTCTTCCTGTTGTCTCTGCACAGATACAATGGCTCTGGAATGAGGCAGTTGCAGAGGATATGAGAAAATCATCGGCAGAATTTGAGGTAAAGGATTACACAACAGAGGAAGGACGTCTTGGAAGTGATTGGGAGGTCAATCATTGGGCAGAAGGGAGTAGCTATTAGTCAATGGCATATAGATACCATCCAGTTACTTCCCTTGCAGGTGGATTAAACCTCAGACAGGACCCATCTCTAATTGCCGATAACGAATGCGTTGAAGCTACAAACCTTGATTTTACTGCCAGGATAGGTAGTATTAAGACCCGCCAGAAGATTAAAAAACTTAATTCGGCTGCTCTAACTGGCAAGGTTATAAACCTTTACAGGTATATCAAATCTACTGGCACTTCCTATTTAATGGCAGAAACAGATGATGGTGTAACAAGGAGAATTTATTATTCTACTGACAATGGAGCTACATTTACACTACTGACAACAAGAACCACAGGCTATAAGTCCGCCTTTGTTGACTATGAGGATTGGCTTTACTTTGCAGATATTAATGATGAACCTAAAAGGTGGGATGGAAGCTCTTTAACAAAATGGGGGATTGCTGCGCCAGGCACTGCCCCTACCCTTGCAGTAGGTGCAGCAGGCAATCCATCAGGAACTTACAAATACAAGGTTACATTTCTAAATGCAGAAGGAACGGAATCGGCAAATTCTCCTGCCTCATCAGAGATTACGGTATCTTCTCAACAGATAGATTTATCAGATATACCTACCTCTTCAGATGGACAGGTTACTCAAAGAAAGATATACAGGTTTGGCGGAACATTAACTGATTATTATTATATAGCCACAATTAACGACAATACCACTACAACATATACAGATAATACCGCTGATACCGCAGTAGGCGGATTGCTTGACCCTTATGATAGATACCCTGCGCCAAATACGAAATGTTTAGCATTGCACTTTAACCGTATCTTTACTGGCAATATGGCTTATGCAGGGGTTAAATATCCTCATGGCTTTACATGGAGCAGGGCAAGGCGACCTGAGAATTTCTATGACCCTTCTAACCCCAATCCAGTTGGAACAAAGGGTAAAGAGATCCAGCGTGTTGAAGAACTTGGCGAGTCACTTTATTTTCTAACTGAGGAATCTATATTTGCATTAAGAGGCGGCACTGAGGATACTTTTTACCTTGACCCCACCTATGTGCAGATGCCCTGTGAGTCAGGCGATAGCGTATGCAAAATAGGTTCTAATATTGGGTATTTAGGGCTTGACGGGTATTATCGGTTTGACGGTTTAACCTCAAAGAAGGCAACAGATAAGGTAGAACCTATCTTTCTTGAGGATTTAAATACTGCTCAGATTACAAAGGTTGCATCAGCCTATGACCAGAAGAAAAACAGGATTTATATAATATATCCTGAAGGCTCTGCTACCGACCCCAATAAGATATTAATTTATGAGGTTTCTACAGGCGCATTTCATAAATGGGATTTAGCTGCAACAGCAATCTATTTTGACCATGAAAGAAATTATATCCTGATTGGTGATACATCAGGCTATGTATATGAACTTGAATCAGCTTCTCCAACAGAAACAAGCGTAACATTTAGATGGTTATCTAAGGCTTATGACTTTGGCGTCCCTGAGATTTATAAGACTATATTTTCGGTAAAAACCTCTATTAACACGAATGGTCAGGACATTACAGCTAATTTTTATGCAGATGGTAGCCTTATAACATCTGTAACAGTAAATTCAGTTGCAGATTGGATTGATCTTGGTATTCAAGGCGGTATCAGTGGAATTAATTTTCAGATAGAATTAACAGGGACAGTCAGCAGTGATATTGTAATTGCTGCCCCTATAGTCTTTAAATATAAAGTAACGGATGTAAAGGTAACTGCTGTAGGAACAATAGCTGTAATAACACCAAGTAATTATATTTTAGATGCCAGTGCAATTCAGACGCAAATAAACAATAAACAACCCTTAGATGCTACCCTTACCAGTATCTCTGCATTAGGCACAGTAGCAGATAAGACACTTTACACAACAGGAGTTGATACATGGGCTGAAACTGCACTAACTGCATTTGGTCGTTCTTTGATAGATGATGCTGATGCTGCTACTGCAAGGGCTACATTGGGTGCTATAGGTGCTTCAGATACTGTAACTTTAACCAATAAAACACTTATAGATGCTTCTACTTACTTTGCGGATGATTTAGATAACACTAAAAAACTTCAATTACAATTATCGGGAATTACTACAGCGACAACACGAACTCTTACGATTCAGGATATATCAGGAACAATCTATGTTTCAGGTGGCATAGATGTAGCGGTAGCTGACGGCGGCACAGGAGCTTCTGATGCAGCTACTGCGAGAACTAATTTGGACGTGCCAGGCTTAAATTCTGCTAATACTTTTGGTGCTTACAACCAAACTTTTGATACAAATACCTTATTCGTAGATGCTGTTAATCATAGAGTCGGCATCGGGACGACGACAATAGGTAACATACTGACTATTCAGCAAGCCTCTGCTACTGACCCAATAGCTGACAGCTGGACGGTTTATTCTACAGAAAAGACCAAAAATATTATTAATCAAGTTGTGGATTATACCCCCCTAATAAATATGCTTAAAGCTACTCCAGTTCACAAGTGGACAAGGAAACTTACTCAGCCTGTGATTACGGATTTTAAGGATGTAATAGAAACTATTACAGATGAAAAGGGAAAGACAACCACAAAAATTACTAAAACCGCTAAAGAGCAATATGATATTGCAATGGCTGATTTTCAGAAAAAGAATATTTCACCTAAATTTACACAGCCTAAATATAGTCTGGTTGCAGAAGAAGCACCAGATTTTATTAAAAGCTATGATGGTGAGGGTAATTTAGCAGGGATTGACCTTCTGGCTTATGTGGGATGGCTACATGCCTGTATAAGAGGATTAGCAGAAAAAATAGTATAAGGAGGATTTATGGACAAAATACCGATTGACGAAAAAACGAAGCAATTACTCTTTAACCTTATAAAAGTAAGAGATGAGGTTCAGGCAAGGCTTCAGCTTATCTTACAGGTGTATTTGAATGCGAAGGGAATAGATGGTATTTATAATCTCTCCCCTGATGGTTCGGAATTAATAAAGGCTGAAGTGCCTGAAGAGGATAAGTCTGTAAGCTAAAATGGCAACACTTAAACCTATGAGCATAACTGCTGACAATCTTGACGATTTAGTCTTGCAGCTGAATTATGTTCTTGATAAGGTATGGTCATTTTTAGATAACATTACGGGTTTAACCGAGACTGTTTCAAAGACAGCTTCGGGGGAATCTGGCAATGTTGCTGCACCTTCAGTTGAAAGTATCACATCTGGCTTTCCGACAAAGAATGCAATTATTGCAAAGATAAAAGATGCAGTAATTGACGGCTCTAAAATAAATTCAGACCAGATATGGCTTATGGATGTTATATGGTATGAGAATATGCCTGTTGCTGGCTCAATAGCATGGAATGCTCATACGCTTTATAATCTGGGCGTAGCCTATGCCATTAACGCTGGCAATACTGGCACTGCTAACAAGTATGTTTACTGGAAAAGAGGGGATAATAGCTATTCTGTTACAAGCGATTATAATGTAGTTAAGGGTAATTTCATTATAGCAGTTAATACAAATGGGACTTATTATGAGGTCTGGAATAATCCTGCCGCCCCTGAATGGATAGATACCCCGATGATAGCTAATTTAGCCATCTCTACAACAAAAGTAGCTGATGGCACAGTTACTGCTTCTAAAATAGCAGGCGGAGCTGTAGGTTCTACCCAGTTAGCTGATGCTGCTGTTACTACAGCTAAGATAGCAGATATTGCAGTGGATAATAGCAAACTGGCAGCTTTAGCTGTAGATGCTGCTAAGTTAGCTGATGCTGCTGTTACTACAGCTAAGATAGCAAACGCTGCTGTTGGTTCTGCTGCTATCGCTAATCTTGCGGTAGGCACTGCCCATATAGCAGACGCCGCTGTTACTAATGCGAAGATAGAACGATGGATACTGGGCAAATCAGGAACATCTTTCCCAACCTCACCTACGGATGGAGAAGTATTTTACAGGACTGATTTGAATATCTGTTACAGATATTATGCTGCTGGAGCTACATGGATAGCGGTAGATTATGTAGCTGATAGCGGTAGATTAGTTAACGGGGTTATAACCACAGTTAAGATAGCTGATGCTGCTGTTTCTACTGCCAAAATTGCTGATGCCGCTATTAATTCAGCTAAAATTGCCAACCTCGCAGTAGGCACTGCTGCCATTGCAGATGCAGCAGTAACTTCAGCAAAGATAGCAGATGCCAGCATTATTACTGCCAAGATAGCTGATGCAGCCGTGGGCACTGCACAGATAGCAGCAGCTGCAATTACTACTGCACTGATAGCTGACGCTAACATTACCACCGCAAAGATAGCCGATGCTAACATTACTACTGCTAAGATAGCGGATGCCAATATTACCAATGCAAAGATAGCAAATCTTGCAATAGATGCTGCTAAGATAGCTGACCTGACCATTACCACTGCTAAGATTGCAGATGCTGCAATAACTAATGCAAAGATAGCAAATCTATCAGCAGATAAGATTCAGGCAGGAACCATAACCTCAACGAATATTTATCTTGCAGATAGCAAGTTTCTTCTGGATGGTGTCAATCAAAATATTCTGATAACAGATGCTCAGGCAAGCCCTGTGCAAAGAGTTAAAATAGGTAAATTAGGCACAGCCTCAACAGATTATGGAATAATCGTAAAGGATTCAGCAGGAAATGCAATCTTAGATGTAACTGGATTAGGAGTAGTTGCTGTAGTTCCCTGGGTTGTAGGTGATAATTATGAACAAGGCGCTAATGCTCAAAGGGGTGTTAATTCTACTACAGCAGTAAAATTAAAGGAAATTCGTCTGCAACGCAAGGGGAATTTGAGGATAAGCTTTAATCTCTGGAGTGGAGATGCCTCTGCAACAGCCTATGCTCAAATATATCGTAATGGAAGTGCTGTTGGCACATTGCGTTCAACAACATCTATGAGTGCTGTTGGATTTACTGAAGATATATCAGGCTGGTCTTTAAATGATTTATGTCAATTATATGTATGGGCTTCATCAACAACATACGGGGCTTTTGTGAATAATTTTCAGTTACATGTAGGTAATGCTACCCTTGCAACGGTAATACTTGATTAAAATGCTTGAAGCAGGATCAAAAGTTGCCTTACCTGATGTTTTAAGTTATTCAGAGGAACTTTACCCTGAAAACTTTTTATCAAACTTATGGCATATATTAAAGGAAGAAAAGATGATAGAAAGTGTATTTCATGGTGAGATTAATAATCTTAATGCCTTTATAAAATTTATGTTATCTGCCCTGCTTTTCATTGGAGTAAATGATGATGAGATAGTTGCAGCTGCATGGCTTTATAATATAACGGGCAAAAGGGCAGAGATAGGATTGTTTGTCAGAAGAAAATATTTTGCTCACAGAGATATGCTTTTTGATTTATGGAAAAAGTTTCTTGATAAGGTATTTGATAATTTTGAAATTAATCGTATTGTGGGTTATACTCATATAAGGCTTAAAAGAACAGTTTTAGCCTTTGGATTTAATATTGCTGGTGTAATACCAGCTTATTTTGCAAATGGCGATGATGCCTTGGTGGTTTATATATAAAGGAGGTGGTTGATTATGGGTGGCGGCGCTCCTGCAATGCCTCCAGAGCAAAGGGAACTTCTTAAAACTCAGGAGAGGATAGCATCTGAAGAATGGGGGTTAAAAAAGCCTGCCCTTGAGACAGCTGCTGGATGGTCAAGAGGTGAAGAAATCCCATCCTATTACATCCCTGATTTCCAGAAACTTATAAATGAAGCTACTTCTGGTTATCAGGAAAAAACAGCAAAGGCAGAAGAGTTAGCGGGGGGATTAAAAGGAAAAATTGAAGAGGCTTATCAGCCTACCCGTGAGGCGTTAGAGAAATATTACGGCCCCGCATATGTAGCAGGTAATATTGAGACAATAGAAAGAGAGGCAGCAAGGGCAAGGGAGGAAACGATAGGTATAAGAGGGCTTCCCACCAATATTGAAAGGAGGCTTGAGGAGATAGAGACCGCACGTGGCGGTGCAAGGATAGAGACTGAAAGAATAGGCGCTCTTGCAAAGGGGGCAGCAAATATAGCGCTTGAACAACAGATTGGAACTGAAAAGGCTAATATTGAAAAGGTATTAGCTAATTATGAAATGGCAGCAGAAGATGAACTTGTAAATTACAGAAGGGCTATTGGAGAACAGGAAGTCACCTTTATTCCATCAATGAGACTTGCTGCATTACAGCTTACACAGGGTCTGCCAGCGGAACAGGTATATGCAAATCTATCAAATGAATATATGAATATATATAGAACACAGCTTGCAGCCTGGCAGGCAGAACAGGAATCAACAATGGGCTGGATTGGAGCATTTGCAAAGATTGGTCTTGGCATAGGAGAAATTGCAGGACTTTTTTAAAAAATAAAAGGAGTTAAGATGAATCCATTAGCAATTTTAGCAGGTCTTGGAGGTTTTGGGGTAGGCTATCTGGGGGAAAAAGAGAGACTGAAGGAAAAGGAAACTGGTAAAATGCAGTCTTTTGGTGATGCCTTATTGAAACTATCTGCTACTTCTTTAAAGCCAGAAGAGGTCGAACCTATGGGTGAGGCATTAAAGGGTGTGTATGATGTCAAGGGAGACATAAGTAATTTAACAAAAATAGGTAGAACTATAGCCGAAGGTGCTGTTGCTACCAGAGTTGGTCAACTAAAACAGGATTTAATGACACAGATAAGCGAGGGCTGGACAGATTTACCGAGTTTGATTAAATCAGCGCCATTACTTGCTGAGAAATATAAAGCTCCACTTCAGGAGATCCATAACGTTATTGATACCTTAACAACAGAACATGAGAAAACTATAGCAGGGGTCCCTGCAACCTCAATGGCATTTGAGGGAACGCCAATAATTCCTACGCCACATCTTACAGAGGTGCCTACACTTGAAACACCTGGAGAATTGCCGCCAGGTGCTGCGGAATTACCGCCATATACACCTAAATTAAGATATGAACCATCCGCAATATTTACAGGCATTTCTCCACTTACGACTCCAGAGATTCCCGAGACAAGGATAACTGAGAAAGAGTTAATAGCGCCTGAATCTAAAACTATTAGAGACATAGCAGAAATTCAAAAAAGATTTGGTATATCACCACGTGAATATTTTGGAATAACTACAAAGCCAGTAAAAGAACCAACACCTCCTATGTTTGTTGAGAAAGCTATAAGTGCGACAACAGAGCAGAAATTTAAATGGAATCCTGAGACAAAAGATTATGATATACCCTTTGGTAAACCATATCCTAAATATAAACCAGAAACAGGTGAAGGAAGTAAAACAGAAAAAGAAAGACGTAAGGAACGTGTAGCAGCGGTAAAAGCATATCAGAGTGAAATTAATGGCCTTCAGAAATGGTATAGCAGTGCAAGCAGTAAAGAAGGCGCTGATATAGATGCTATAAATAAAGAATATCAGAGAAGATTAAACGACATAGTATATAGATATAAGGATTTGATACGACTTACACCATATCAAACAGGAACGCAAGGACCGCAAGGAACGACGCCAGGGATTACAAAAGAGCAGGCAATACAGGAATTAAAAAATAGAGGATTGATTCCATAATGCCATCTGCCCTCTCGCAATATTCAGACGAAGAGCTTTTAAGGATCGCAGGCATTAAGAGAGATACATCTCCTGCTAAAAGAGCTATATCTCAATACTCTAATGAGGAATTAATGCGGATTGCAGGGATTAAGGGTCGTCCTGCTACGGTTTCCGTTACTGCACCTGTTAAACCTGTATCTCAAGTCCCAACAAGGGTTACCGCCGGACCCTACTGGATAAAAGGAAAACCAGTTGAGAGGGTAATTTCCGCCTTAACACCTGAAATTATACGAGCTAAAAGTAAGCCTTACTGGGAAGGGTTAGCGCCTATAATAAGCAAAGGTTTGCCAACTCCACCTGGAGAGGCAATTTCTACATTAAAGCCTCCGGGCCCGGAAGTAACCAGAAAGGGATGGGCTAAACCTGTAAAACCAACAACGCCCGGGGAAATTCTTACAGGTACGGTTCAGGCAGTGCCTGCTGCGGTGTCAGGCATTTTAAGTTTTTTACCAAAAATAGGTATGGCCAATTATCAAATAGTAGCGGATTTAATCAAAACAGGCGATATTGACTGGAAAGAGGTTGAGAAAGCTCAAGAGAAAATCCCCACTTATATACCTAAAAGTGAGTGGGGTAAACATTTAACTAATATTCTTTCATTGCCTTATTCATATCCAAGAGAGGGTGTAACATCTTTAGGAAAGACTCCAGAACAAAAATCAGCATTAGGGTATCTTTATGATGTTGCTATGGCTGCATCAATGGCTAAGGGTGCTATTAGAACAGGGAGAGGGGTTATTGAGACTCTGAGACCTGAAGAAATACCTGAAGGGTTACCGCCTATTGAAAAGCTGAAACCAACGGAAGCTGTAGAAGAAGCACCAACACCACCTATTTTAAAGCCAGAGGAAGTGCCTGTAACCAGACCTAAACCTATCCAGCCAGACCTCATTGGTGTAAGAGAAGGCTTAGAGGGCAAAATTCCTACTGAAGAATTGCCTGAGACTCCTCTTGAAAAAGCTACAAAAGAAGCTGAGGAAAGAAGATTTGTTGAGGAAAGGCAGTTAGGTATCCCGACTGAAGAAGCCGAAATTATATCACTTAAAGAGGTATCTGACCTGCCTTATTTTCCTGAAGGCGAACTGGCAGATTTAAACTCCAATGCTTCTAAGAAAGTATTTTCTCCTGAAGAAATTGAAAAAGCAAATAATATTTTCAACAGTTTCAAAAGAGAATTCAAATTGGGGGTGCATTATTTTACGGATATAAAGGGTAGAATTATTCCCATATCCGAGAAAGCGTTTATTACAAGAGAACCTATAGTAGATATTAAAAATAGACGAATATTTATTGAAGTTAGAAAATCCTTAGGAGATATAGAAGAAGGCTCATATCCAAGATATTTCGAAATAGAAGGATTGTTTAAAAAAATACCAACAGAAATCCCTACCCCGCCTGTTATACCAGGCCTACCTATTAAAGAAGGTGGCATGTCTCTTAAAGAAAGAGTAGCCCTGCTTAGAAGGACAGGGCAAGAGGAAGCAGCTAAGAAATTAGAAGCAGCGGAAACCGTAGCAGAGGCAGGGGGAAAAAAACCTTATAAACCTACTAACATAATTAACTGGATTAAATCAAAGGGTGGAATAGATTATATAAAGGAATACTGGACAGATGAGCTTGATACAGCTATGGAAAACCAGCCTACCTTAAAAAGAGCGGTTAATAAAAGAGGCGGTGGATTAACACTTGATGAACTTGCAGGCATGGCGCAGGCTGAAGGGTGGATTAAAGAAGCCACTCCGCAGGCTTTATTGGATGCAATAAATAAGAAAAAGCTAAGGCCTGACATAGCGGAAAGCCGAGTTGAAAAACCACCTACAAGAGGCGGAGTAACTCTTTATTCAGGTATTCCTGTTGATGCAATAGTTAAAGAATTAAAAGATATATCTAAGAAGACATCAGAGGTGCTTGATAAGGCAAAGGCAGGATATGGTGTGCCAAAAGGCGCAGGAGTTAAGGCTGGCATTGAGGCTATGGCAGAGCATCATAAAGCCTTACGTGATGCAGAGTGGGTATATGGCAGTAGAGGCGACGTAGCACGAATGGGTAATCTGCTTGAACAATTTGTTCCTGATAAGGAAAGGCAGATACTAATAATGCACGCTGTGCAGCAGCCTCTTAAATATATGAAACAGCTAACACCTGTTGAAAAAGCATTTGTTGAAGCATATAAGGTTGAGGCAGATAAGGTCTCCCGGTATGGAATAGATACAGGAGTGCTGGAGAAAGTTAATCCCAATTATCTATATCAATGGTGGATAGATGAGAAAACAGGTCAACCATATAATCCGATGTTTGGCAGATTAACCCCTACTGCCCCACAATTAAGGCAGAAGATATATGCAACTATAGAAGAAGGAATAAAGGCAGGCAAGGTCCCTGCAAGCACCAATATATTTACCAATCTTTCTAAATCGGCAATATCCCTGACCAGGGCAGCTGCAAGCAGGAAAATGCTAAAGACCTTAAAGAATATAGAGGCTGATTCAAACAGGGCTATGTTGCGTAGCACAAGGTCAAAAGAGGCTAAACCACTGAGGCTTGTAGAAAGCTGGAGTAAACTAAAAAAGCAGGGATTAACAGATGGATATACCCGATTTTCACATTATGCCTTAGATAAGCCAATAATTTATAAGGATGCAAAAGGCATTGTTCATCAGCTTAAAGGAGATGTAGGAGTAGTAAATGAGCTATACCCTTATGTTAATGCGTATTTTAATAATCCAAGTTATGGCACATGGTCGAGATTGAACTTTGCATCAAAATCTTTATATCTTATGAGTCTCTTCCATGTTCAATCCTTAACATGGCAGGCATTTACAGGTGGGAAGGGATTAAGCAAGCTTCCCATTTATAATGTCATCAAAGGACTAAAGGAGATAGAGGCAGGTGGTGAGGATTTAAGAGGATTATTCAGAAATGGCCTGGAGCTTCATGGATATGCAGATATTGGTGAGATGAGAGATAATGCCTTTAATATCCTTGCTAAATCCGAGAAAAGACTTCCAAGATGGGCAGGTAAGGTTCTTGTAGCTACACAGAACTTTACCTTTAATGTAGTGCACCCCGGGATTAAGGCAAATGTAACATTAGGTATCTTTCATGACTTAGTTTCAAAACATGAGGCAAAAATAGGAAGGTCATTAACTGACATAGAAAAGGAGCCTCTTTACCGAGAGGCAGTTAATATTGGTGATAACTTATTTTCCGGTGAAGATTATCGGGGTAAATTATTACAGTCAGGGCAATGGATGGCAAAACATTTCTATTCACCTGAAGCACGTGCCAGATGGCAACGCTGGCTAATCTCTCCATCATGGCAGTTATCACATATTCGTACATTTGTTGAAATTATAAAGGCATTTACTGGCAAAAGCGACCAGGCAGCAGCATACCTGTATAGAAAATATTTTTATACTGCTGTCTCTATGTATGCAACAGCTAATCTTTATAATTACATAATGACGAAATATATGGATGATGAAGGCAAACTTATGGTGCAAAATGATGGACATAATGCCTTTTCAGTCCGTGCACCCTATAATGACCCTGATGGTAGAAAGGTATATTTTAACCCATGGAAGTCTATATATGAGATACCAGCATTGCTGTCAGACCCGATTGGAAGGGCTATCAATAAACTTGCCCCATGGGTCCATGCACTGGCAGAACAGGTCAATCCAAGAAACTGGAAGGAATATCAAGGGTGGCCAGGGACAGTTAAAAGAATAGAAAAGGGTATTGAGTCTGTTTCACCTATTCCTTTTAGAACTATATTTGAACCATCTAAGGCATTGCCATCAAAACTTGTGGCACCTCTTGGGTTGCCTACAAGTAAAGGCTATAGCGTAACTGAACTTAGAGAAGAAATTAAAAAAGCAGCCCTGAGGGGCGATCATGAGAGAGCAAGGCAGCTTCGCAGGGAATTAGATAGACAACTAAGAGAAGGCAGGGAATATCGCAGAAGGCGCGCTGAGGAAAGAAGAAGAAAAAAAAGAGAGAAGATTATGGAACTGAGAGGAGGCGGCTGATATAAGGAGGTGATGCAATATGTTAGACGAATTTAAAAAGCTTTCAGATAAACAGTTATTAGCTATCCTTCTTTATGGAGAGGCCAGAGGCGAGCCCGTAGAAGGACAGATTGCGGTGGCTAATGTAGTCAGAAATAGGGTAAGGAAGCCCTCATGGTGGGGTTCTAACTGGCAAGAGGTTATTTTAAAAGCCACTAAAGTAAAAGATAAATGGTATGCAGAGTTTTCTTGTTTTAATGAAGATGATCCTAATTGCCAGAAACTTTTAAGCATTGTTAGAGACCCCACTAATCTACCAAAGATTATGCGTCAACTTTCATGGATTGCAGAAGGTATCATAGGCGACCTGATTGAGGATAATACCCATGGGGCTTGCTATTATATGACTAATTCGTTATATAATAGTGATAGAAAGCCTAAATGGGCAACTAAAATGAAGATTACCTGTGTAAAGGGCAATGACACATTTTTAAAGGAGGGTTAAAATGTTAACATTTCTGGTAGCATTAGTTATCGGTTTCGTTGCGGGGTTTGTAGTGGGGATACTATTTGGCAGGAAGAACCCTAAAAAGATTGGAGCTTTTTAATGAACATTTTTGAGACAATATTCTCATCGGGTATAAAGCCTGTTTTTGAAGGCATAGGCGGTCTTGCAAAGGATATAAGGACTGCAATTACGGGCAAGGACCCTGTCAAGATGGCTGAGATTGAGCAGAAGGCAATGGAGATTGAGGCTATGTCTCAGCAGGCACAGGTCGCTGTTAACCTTGAAGAAGCCAAGCATCCAAACATATTTGTTTCAGGATGGCGTCCTTTCTGCGGATGGGTATGCGGATTCGGATTAGCGTACCATTATATTATGAATCCACTTATTGCATGGGCAATAAAACTCTACCGACCTGATTTAACTCCGCCGCCATCTTTAGATGTTGGAGATTTGCTTGTGTTGCTCTCTGGTATGCTTGGATTCGGACTATACAGGAGCTATGAGAAGACCAAGGACGTGCAGGGGAATCATTGACTTGACAAAAAAGATTTTTTAGTTTTATAATTGAATTGTTTTAGAAATGGGGAGGAAAGTGAAGCTAATTATTAATTATAATTTGGCTTTTTTAAGCGCAGGCTTAGCTCACCTGCTTTCTCCCCATTTTGAGGGACCCTTGATAGAAATATCAGGGGTTTCTCGTTTCTGGCATAGTGAAACTCCCGTTTAGAAATGAAGCAAAAAAATCTTGGTAAACAACTTCGAATACAGGCTCAAAAAGCTCAGAGATTGTGGAACAAACGAAGAAAGCGAGATAGAATAAGAAAGCTTGAAAATAAAAATTATTGTAAAATTATAAATTTCCTTAAAGCATTACATTTAGATTTAGAAAATAAACCAAAACTATATAAATTAGATGCATTGATTCATGCTTCTAATATTAAATTCCAACGATTAAGCCCATATAATTTAGTTAGAAAGCAGTTTACTGAATCAAAATCTTTTAGTATTTTATCTAATAAGTTTTTCAATATTTTATCCAATTGTTTTATTTGTGGTAAGGAGTCATCTGTAAGTCACCATATTATACTTCTAAAAAATGGAGGCATAAATGATGCATTAAATATCGTTCCTCTTTGTAATAAATGTCATTGTGCAATACACCCATGGATGCAATCAAAGTCTATTCAAGACTTTAATATTGATAGTCAATAGAAATTGGTCGGTTTATGCCTTTAGTTGATAAATAACTGCCACTAATAAAATCCATATAAAAAGCAGGGCTAAATAATCATCCATTATTGTCTTTCTTCTCTTTTGTCTTTTTTACTCTCCAGCCCAGCACAGGTGCTATCATAACCTTCAGGTCTGAAAGATGCTCATTTAGCTCTTTCAGTAATTCTTTAGCTTCATCATCAAGATTGAATTCTATCTTAATCGGGAAGTTTAACACCGAAATCACTCAACATGTTGTTAACCTCATAAAGTTGTTCCTTGCCTTCTTCTATGCACTTTTTTTGTATTTCGTTCTCTGGAGTTTGTTTTATAATCCAGAGTAATTTGGTTCTCAAATCTAAAAGAGTCTTTACAAGCTCTTTTGTTTCTTGCTCTGATAGCATCTATTCTTCCCCTTAATGCCTGCACATGCAACCTGGGATAAAGTAGCAATCAAAAGATGATGACCAGTTGCAGCAAACATCATCGTTAAAAGTGTAGCAGCAACACCAGTTTTGTCCCCAGGCAATTTCAGTAACTGCTTCAGTATCTTTATTGTCCCTGATGCTTTTGCAGGTGTTTTTGTCATCATGGTATGTGCCAATTACACTACTTTTTTCAAAGGTAGTTGGTAATTCCCACGAACCTGCAAATGCGGAACCGCACAGTAACAAAATCAATAATACTACTGATAGTAGGTTTTTCACGTTTCCACCTCCTTTTCTTCCGCAGTAAGAACCTTATTTCTTAATTCATGCAGAACTATAAAAAAACATTTTGCACATAAGTGAAACTTTCTTATTAAGTCGTCCTTTAATGGTGGTGACAAAATGATGCCTCCCCACTCTTTAAGTTCCACTTTGCACCGATAGCACTTTGGTTTTATTGCCATATCATTTCCCCTTTCCTTTAAACCTCTTAATCCCGAACATCGTTCGGATCTGCCTGATTCTTTCTCTTGAGACCTTAAACCTTTCAGCAATTCTGATATCCTTTTCCTTACCTAAAAGGGGCTTCAACTCCTCAAGGTTTATTTTCCTCTGATAATTCTGATGATTACCTGAAAGTAGATGTATCCTCGCTCGTTTAATGCCGAGCTTCTTTCTTAAACACCAGATGCTAAAGATAGAGATTTTGTATCTCCTTGCAAGATATTTGTCAGGGATAATACCTAATAGCTTCTCCTGTATTATTTTGTTAATTAGCGATTCAGGTATCATAAAAAAGATAATAATGATTCAAAACAGATTTGTCAAGTTAAATAATATTAATTTATATTTCCATTAGGAGAAAAAATATAAAAACCACTTGACAAAAGTTAAATGTTGTGGTAATCTGTCTGTAAGATGGAAAAAGAAATTTTAGTAAAAGTGAGAAAAGCTTTTTACTCTTGTTCATGCTCTATTGAATACCCAACAGACGATATTGATCCGATATGTCCAGTCTGCAAGATAGACGGAAGGTATTTTTATCTTACAAGGGTCAGTGAGTTTTATGCAATAAGAAATGTTGTTGCTGATGGGATGAGGGAATATATTACCTACAGATAAGGAGGGGGAAGAGAATGAAGAAAAAGATAGAAATCATTAATGAAACTATTGCTCACTGGGAAAGAATGATAGAGATAGCTAAAACATTTCCACCTGATGATGAGCCTATAAAATGGCGTATGGAAGAAAGAATAGGAGAAAGTTGGTATAGTTCTGATTGTCCTCTCTGCCAGAATTTTGATTGTTGTTTTTTTTCACGTCCAGAAATTAACCCGTGCCCTCTGTATTTAAGGTACGGCGATTGTGGAGATGAAGATGCCGGAAATAACTGGATAAAAGTCGCCTTTGCTATGACCTGGAGGGATTGGATAAGAGAGGCTGAGATTCTACTGCATCAATTAAAAAGTCTGAGAAAGGAGGGGGAAAAATGTTAAATAAATATAACTTCCCTGGCAAACTTCCTGATGACCCCGAGTGGTATTGGGAAGAAGGGGAAGAAGAACCAAAGGAAACCGTGGAAGAAGAAACAACAGAAGTAAGTTTGAAAGACTTAGCCTTAATAGTTGACAAAATCAATGAAAGGGCGATGTCTCTTGTCAATATGCTCTACCAGTATGGGCAGATTGACGAACAGACATTTAAGCATTATAGCGACATTTTTAAAGGAGGCAGTCATGTTTGAATTAATTGGCCCCGCAGGCATTGCCTGCCTGTTTATTTTTGTAGTGATAGTTTTTGAATATTGGTGGTAAAAGGAGATAGAAATATGAAAAAAGAAATCAAAGAGTTAAACAAAGAAAAAGGAATCGTGAGAATCACCGTCGCTGATGAGAGATGGTATGCTATACCAGCATACCACCCGACGACAGGTATTCCTATAGCATGGGAATACCTGCCTTCTATAACATGGATTGCTTCTTATTATCCAAAAGGCATTGCCTTTTATAAGTGGTTGGCGAACAAAGGCTGGGATGAGGCAGAGGCAATCAAGGTGGCCGCAGGCGATAAAGGGTCAAAGGTGCATCAGGCATGTGAGGATATTGAGAAAGGTATTAAAATCCCCCTCAATGCGAAGTATGTAAATTCTACCACAGGACAGCCTGAAGAATTACTAACCGAGGAAATAGATTCTATTCTGAGCTTTTGTAACTGGCTGGATGAAACTAAGCCTGAACTGTTAGCAAATGAGCTAACAGTTATTGGTGATGGCCATGCAGGAACTCTGGATAGAATCTACCGCATTAATGGGCAGATTTACATTGTTGACCTTAAAACTTCCCAAAACATATGGGAAGAACATATCTTGCAAGTATCCGCTTATGCACATGCAAGGATTGACGTTAAGGAATTAAAAGTTACCGAGGAAGAATGGGTAAATAAAAAGCTGGCGATTTTACAGCTCGGCTATCACAAAAACAAAAAGGGATGGAAATTTACAGAAGTGCCTGACAAATATAACCTGTTTCTAATGGCAAAGGAAATCTGGAAGAATGAGAATCCCGATACCAAGCCACTTCAGAAAGACTATCCTTTGCTGTTAGAGGCTAAAATCAGACAAAAGAAGGAGGATTAAGATGGCAAAGTGGAACGACCCTAAACTGATAAGCAGCAGCAGTAAATATCTAAAACTCCATGAAGGAGAAAACAAAATCAGGATTGTTTCAGAGGCAGGTGTAATGGGGAAGCACTGGATTGAAAAGAAAACCATTATCTGTATTGGTAAAGATGAGGGCTGTTCTGGTTGTGAAACAGGCAATGACCCTAAACCTGTCTGGTTATGTTACGTGATTGACAGGACAGATAATAAGATTAAATTAGCCGAGTTTGGTTATACTATCATCCAGCAGATACAGAAACTGGCACAATCAGAAGAATACAAGTTTGACGTAATTCCTCCATATGACATAACGATAGTCAAGACAGGATCCGGTCTTGAAACCGAATACACAGTAATAGCTTCTCGGAAAGATACACCACTAACAGCGGAAGAAGAATTTGAGATTAAAAGACTTACACCGATTGAGGATATGATTAAAAAGAAAAAACAATCTGCTCAAGAACCATTTTAGGGGGATTTAATGATGGAAAAACTAAAAGGCATATACGAATGCATGAATTGCCATAAGGAATTTGAGATATTGATAATCCTCAGAGGACTTTCAGACGATGTAGACGTTTTCCAGGAATGTCCCTACTGCATAGATGGGGTCGGAGAATTGAAATATTTTGCACCTGCTGATGAAGAATTGTCAGAATTAACAAATCTATCTGTTGCCGAACTTATACACCGAGCTATTGATAAAAATATAAAAGGATTTAAAAAGATGCGGAAAAATAAATCAGTTACAATTCAAAAGGCGGATGATGAGAAGACCTGATTGTTCCTTTTGCAAATTCATGAAGGCCAGGATCCCGGTTGAAGATGGTATAATCCTGTATAAAAAGGCGATTGCATCTTGTTCTAAGGGACATTTACAACATTGTCGTGAAAAAAGTAATTGCCCGCGGACCTTTAAACTGAACACATACTATAACTATAAGCACCGCTATCGCTACAAAGCATGGGAAGAAGCCAGGAGATGTCCTGATTTTGAAAGCATGGAGGATTAAGTGAAACTTAATAGAGTCTTTCTCTGTATTGATTGCGAGGAGATTTTTGATGTCAATGGTGTATTGCCTGACTATACATGCCCGTCATGCACAGGGCGGAGTATAGTCAGACTTAGCAAATGGATTGCTTCTATAAATCCCCCAGGGAAGGTAGATACCTACAAAAAGGTATCAGACCTTCCCACAATACAAGTGAACCTGAATTGAAGGAAAGTAAAAAATATGACTGATTCCAGAAGGCTTTTCAAAGAACAGTTAATCATACTTGATAACAAAGCGGGATACTTGGACAAGAAGCTGGATGAGTTGTTTGAGAAATTGAACAAAATCTTATACGATGAGAGGGAATCTGAGAAAGAAGTTTCGTTTGTGGATGCACTTATTGACCTGCAAAAATCAGTATCTCAAACAACAAATGTGGTGCAAAGCATTCTGAACCGGTTAAAAAACAAAAGGAGCATACCAGATGGATAATAAACTAATCGTTTCTGACTGGTATCAAAACTTCATCACGGAGCTAAGGGAGTTGATAACCGAGCACGAATTTACTGCCCGGTGGGTAATTGTGGAATGCTATCATCAAATTGGCAGCAGGATTATAGAAGTTCAAAAAGAAAAAGGGATATCCATATCTGATTTAGTGCAACACGTTGCAGTAGACTTGCAAAAGAGTGAACGAACCATCTGGTATGCTGTAGCGTTCGCAGAGAAGTATCCGCTTTTGTCATCCGCTCCCCTTGAGAAAAACATCTCATGGCGAGGAGTAATACATCTTCTTGAGGAAGGCAAGCCAAAAAAGGAATGTCCTCACAGTGAGACAGGATACTTTCAGATATGCAGACAATGCGGGAAAAATTTAGGGGAGAGGAAATTTTAACAAATTTAAATGAGGGTTTATGACACCTAAGACAGCAATCAAGAAAGAGTGCAAGTATTGTAAAAATAATTTACAATTTGAATGTTATAGTGAGGCTTGCCAATTAAATAACCACGAATTGGTCCCATTAAAACGGATTAAGGCTTACTGCATAACTTGTGTTCCTGAACAAAGCCTTCAGGGCGTGCGGAAATGTAACGGAAAGATTTTAAATCCTATTCCTCATATTTGCCCTTTGTGGTCATATCGGTTTGGGAAAAATCCTAAAAGGAAAGGCAGAACAAAAGAATGGATGGATAAGATAAGGGATGAGAGGTATCTTTTTAAATCGACGGCATCAATCAAGCAAAAAAACGCTCAAATTTGAGAGGTCGGCTCTCAAGAGGATTAATTATATGGGTTGCCAAAAAAGTGTCTTTTTTTAAAATATTTTGACTCTGGAAATGCGGAACGATGAACAATAACGAAAACCTTATAGGAGTTTCTATGAAAATAACAGATAGCTGGATAAAAAAGTGGAAACCATGTATAGAAGCCATAAATTGGCTGAAGGAGCAAGATACAAGAGAAGTCATGGAACTTGCAGACCGTCTGAAGAAATCTAAATTAGAGACCGAACAAAAATGGGAATGGATAATCTGGGCATTACCTCGCCTGCTGAAAACAAAAAGGGCAAGAATAAAGCTGGCAGTGTATTGTGCGGAGCTTGCACTTTCTGTTTTCGAAAAGAAAATGCCTGAAGATAAACGACCAAGAGAAGCAATTATAGCGGTAAGGAAATGGTTAAAAAGCCCATCAAAAAGCAACAAGGATAATGCTTTTAAAGCTACGGAAGAAGCTGTAAGAGCTGCTACGGGTGGCACATGGGCTATCTGGCATTCTGGATGGGCTGCTGTAGAGGCTGCACAGGGAATCCAATGGGCTGCTGTAGAGGCTGCAAGGAGTGCTGCATGGGAAGCTATAATGGCTACGGGCCTGAAAGAAACAATCCTTGCTTATGGTTTGGAACTGGTGAAGGATGAAAAGAAAACCTAAGAGCGAGCGGCAGGTTCTTTTAAAAGACCTTGATGACCTTGCCAAAAATATCGTCAGAGTGCGTGATAGGTTCACCTGCCAGAAGTGTGGCAGGAAAGACGTTAAGAGTGTTCATCACATCTTCTCGGTTAAGTATGCCAACGTGCGTTTTGATACTCGCAATTTAATAGTCTTATGTTTCCCTTGCCACTTATATTACGCTCATACGAAACCCGAGCAGTTCAGGGATCTCATCATCAAGCGTATAGGCCTTAAAGAGTTTGAGGCCTTAAAGGCAAGGGCAATGACCCCTGCAAGATATCGAATTGGTGATCTTAGAGCACTTTATTTACAATTATTAAAGGAGAAACAATGAGCCTAAATGCAGTTGATAAATCTATTATTCATTGGACAAGGATGATTAAGTGGGTAGAGAAACAGCCCCCTGAAGATAAGATTGATAGTGAGAAAATGAAAAGAGAAATAGGAGAATCCTGGTATATGGAGGATTGTTTTTTATGTGAAACCTATTATGATTGTAATACTCTTTCATGTGATGCTTGCCCCCTTCAACGAAAATATGGAATTTGTGGAAACCCCGAAGCGAAGAATAGATGGAAGGGAGTTGATAAAGCCAAAAAGTGGAGTGAATGGCTGGAAGAAGCTAAGGTTATGCTCAGGCAATTAGAAAGTCTTACGATTCAGATTCAGAACAATTAATGGTTTATTGCCAGAAATGAATTCGGTGCGGATTAAAGTTTTTTGTAATGCCTGCGATAAATGGGTTAAGGCAGACCTGGAAGAAATCAGGGCTACGGATGAATGGATAGAATTTATATTCATTGCAGGATGTGGCCACAGGTCATTTACAAAAATCTTGGACTCAGTGAAGGGAGAGACATGTAATGAAAACACAGAGAAAATATAAAGAACAATTGCAGAAAATTCTTGTTAGTATTGGATGCATTGGGAGAGAAACAAGTGAGGGTTGCTGGTTGACTACTGAAGATGTCAAACAGAAACTGACAGAGGTATTTCCAGACAGAAAATCTCTGTTGGACTGGGCTGAAAATCATCTTGGGGAAATTGAAAAAATCATACAGCAATATAAGAAGGTAAAACTGCTTGGATGGAGACCGATTAAAACAGCACCGAAAGATGGGACAAAGGTTTTGCTTGTAAGCACTGATGGCACAATAGGTGTAGGAAAATATGTCTCACAGCGACCTTATGGATATTGGGAGAAAGTAGATTGCCTTGGCTATCCTGCATACTGGAGGCCACTACCAGAAGCCCCTGAGGATGATGAGACAGAATAAGTGTTAACTTTTTCTTGACAGAAAAATAAAGCAGGTATATACTGAGAATATGGGATTAAAACAAAAGAACACATTTACAAAATCCCTGAATAAAAATGGCTTTACGGAGGATTCCAAAAGGGCAACCTGCGGATGTGGTTTCTGTGTTCTGCCACAATCCCAATCTCTCCGTAAGGCCATTTGTGTTTAGGAGAAATTATGTCATACAAATTAATTCATGAAACCTTCTGGACAGACCCAAAAGTAAAGGAACTTTCCGTTAAAAACAAATTGCTTTTTCTATATTGTATTACCAACCCACATAGCCACTATTCAGGTATTTATTATTTACCTACATCCGTAATAAAAGAAGAAACAGGTTTATCAAAAAAAGAAATACGATACGGTATTGATACCCTATCGGAGAGGTATCTGGTGAAATATGATCCGCAAATAAGCTGTATCTGGGTAGTAAAAATGCTCAAATTTCAGGCACAGGGAGAAAAACAGTTAAAAGGCATAGAAAATCATTTAAAGACATTACATAACAGCTCATTAATTAAGGATTTTTTAGATTATTATGCAGAATTACAGATACCCTATCAATACCCTATCAATACTGTATCGGGGATGTATCATACAGTAAACAGTAAACAGAAAACAGAATATAATAGTCTGCTTATGTCATCTAAAGAGAGGACTGTCATCAGTAGAGATGACAAAACTGTAACGGGTAGCGTTACAGATGTAACAAAAAGTGATATCACAGAATCAAAAAAAACCAAAAAAAGTGATATCAACAAGAATAGAATAGATAAGAATATAATAGATAAGAAAAGAATAGATAAGAATAGAAATATATTATCCGATTCCGATTTTATTAATGTCTTAAAAGAAAACCCTGCTTATAAGGGGATAGACATAGATAGGGAACTTGCCAAGATGGATGCCTGGCTATTGACTCCAGCCGGCAAAAGGCGGAAAAAGACAAGGCGGTTTATTGTAAACTGGCTTAACAGGATAGATAAGCCTCTTGAGGAAGAAGAGCAGGATGACGGTCTGCTTAAAGACTTCAATGACTAAATTACCTGAAATCTGGAAATCAAACGAGCTTTATAAGCATCTTTTAGAAGAAGAAAAGGCAAAGAAGCCCAGAATACCTGTGAAGACCCATATACCCACACTGGATAGTTATATTGGTGAGTTTACTCCTGGCGAAGTTACAATTCTATCCGGCAAGACATCTATGGGGAAAACTACCCTTGCTATTAGTTTTACTGCCAGCATGTGTGAATACGGAAATAATGTTTTATGGTTTTCTTACGAGATGGGACCTCTTGAGTTTTTACAAAAGACAATGGATGCTCAGGGTAATATACCCGGGTTCTTCTTACCATTTCAGCTTATTCCTAATGATTTGAAATATATTGACTTTAAAATCAAGGAATGTAAAAAGGAATTTGGTCTGGATGTATGTTTTATTGACCACCTGCATTATCTCTGTGATTTAAAGAATCCCAGTATGTCTCTTGAGATAGGCAGGGTCATGCGGTGGCTAAAACAAAAGGCTATTGAATATCAGATAGTAATATTTCTTATATGCCATGTTCAGAAGTTATTGAGGCTGGATTTTAAACACTTTGATAATGATGTCCTGAGAGACAGCTCTTTGTCCGCCCAGGAGGCGGATAATGTAATTTTTATTGCAAGAGACAGTAAGATTGACAATAAAGCCTGTCTAAAAATAACAAAGAACAGAAGGCATGGATTCAGGAATAAATATATATATCTGCAAAAGAAAGGCAATTATTTGTTTGAATGGGAGGATCGATATGAATAAGACAGATAAAAAAATAATCCGCCGATTCAAGGTTAGAGGCATCTCAAAAGAAGGATGCGGCGGATGGTATGAGGTAGGAATATACTATGGATTTAATGAGCAGGATGCCATTGAGAATTGTAAAAGGCTTAATTCACCTTCACTTTTTGGTGGCTTAAAGTTAGAAGCATACGAGCTTCAGTATTAAAATGAGCTACTGCAACATGTTGCAGTAATAGTCTAATCTACGCCCTCCGTTGTCTCTTGTATTTTAAGGACTACCCAAACAATTAGCCTTACTATGATTCTGTCCTCTGGTGGCAGAGTAAAGAGAAATCCAGAATCTGTGCCGTAGAGTGTATATATTTCATCTACAATCTTATCTACCTTATCTGTCGTTATATTGCTTTCCACTTCTTACCTCCTTTCTTTTAGTCAAACCATGCGTTTCTTGCCATACCATTACAGACCCTATCACCCTTGACGACCTTACCGCACCCACCACAGTGCGGACAGATCGTCGCATCCCTGACCTGAAAGTCAGGATTGGCTTTGTACTTTTCGAGGATAAGGTCTAACTCTACACTATCCTCAAAAAAGGCGATAGGTTTGCCTTTGATTAATACTGCCTTCATTCTTTTTACCTCCTCTTGAATAGATTTTTTTGCAACGCCTGCATTGAAGAACAACGACTTCCATCTGATTGTCAATATCGTAGTATCTATTGAGTTCTTGAAAAGTATTTAGCACTTGATATAATTTAGCTTTGTTCCAGATACAACTTTTGATTATACGTGCGCAATCGCACGTTTTACTCACCTTTGCCTTCATTGTACCTCCTTTCTGAAGAGCATAAAAAAAGGTGAGGCCTTTCGACCCCACCTATGGACACCTGCCCCGCTGTTAACACAGTTTCATACTACTCTACCTTTATTTCCTGGGTGCAAAAAAAGACACCCAGTAAAAATGAAATCACCCAACAAAAGTCTTTACTTCTGCTGCGGTAACTCCATTTTTCTAACATTGAAAGAAACTCGTCTTTGGGCATGGAGTGCCATACCCAAATCCTCCCATTCAAAAAATGGGTATCAATTCTCCACTTTTCAATCTTGTTATACTCATAGCTCGTTGATAACAAGATATAACGATGAGCTTGAGTATAAAACAATATTTTTCCACGATAAGCGTCTTTTTTGTCCCATGACGCCCAGTCGTATGGGTTATATGTCGGAAGCCAGGGGCCTCCGATTGCTTGGTAGGCCTGTATGAGTTTATCTTTATTTAGTTGTGATTTTTCAAAAGCTTTCAGGATCCAATCCTGAAAGGTAATCCTGCCATCTGTTTTTGAGGTTATTCTTGCTGTTGAAATCAAAACTTCGCCCACTTTTACTGCTGCTATCATATTGCCTCCTCTTTCTTTGAGGGGGCAGGCAGATACATGGACACCTGCCCCCTCGCCTCTCCTTTCCCTAACGTCCGTCAGACCTTATGTGTTCTTCTTCCTCGGGGACATCAGGGATGTCTCCGATGAGCGCTTCAATCTGTCTTGCTTCCTCTTCGGACATCTTACCTTCATCGTAAACAAGTCTGTCTAATGTCCCGACAAGATACGCTCTGAAGTATCCCATGCTAGGGTCGATAAACTCTCCGTATTTGGAGAGCTCATCGTTGATTTTCTCGTATGCTTTCTTTCTCTGCATCTGCATCATAGTTTCTTCCATCTTTCTTACCTCCTTTCTTTAATTTTATTATACCACTCATCAATCTCTCTTGAGCATATTGCCCAGGAGCGTCTGTGATTTCCTTCACCTGTTATAGCATGTTCTTCATCAATCCCTACGACAATACAAAAACCGAGGTAGGTATCTAACAGGAACGTCCTACCGTCTAAGATAGCTTTCTGTATTGTCTTGACCTTTTCTGTATATGGTATCATTTTTCTCACCTCCTTTGAATTTTTTCTTTTCATTTCATTAATATATAGCAATCTTCATGCCAACTTGCCAAAAAATATTTTCCCTTATTTTTCAAGGAGTTATGATTTTAGGTGTATGACATTTTTTGTCACTCTGACATTTTCTGTCAATGAATTGACATTTTCAGTCAACTCTTGTCTGGTTCTATGTTTAGTTGACAAAATATTACGGACATGATTATACTTATTGTATGCTCGCTCGTGACAGACTGCTTGAAGTTCTTGCAAATCCATATACGAGACGCCTGACAATTACTGAAATTTGCAAAAAAGCGAATGTCTCACGACAGAGACTTCATGTCCTCTGTCGTGATCCTGTCTTTCAGGCGAAATTCAAGAAGCTCCTTGCCGCAAACATTACAAGTGGCGTGTATCAAGCCCTGAATAGCTGCATTAAACAAGCTTGTGCAGGTTCATTTCTCCACCAGAAGCTTCTTTTTGAAATGGCAGGTCTCTATCGCTACCGTGCCAGCGTTGACATTGGCCTGGATGTTCGGGCTGAGGTGCAAGGACAATTCACATACGAACACTTCCTCAACGCCGTGAAGGCGATCTCACCCGAGCAAAAGTATATTGATGTAGAGACCAGGAAAGTGCCGGTGGAGACGAAGCAGTTGCTTGAACCGTTACAGGAGAAAGAACCCGTGGAAGATAACACTGAGAAGTCTGAGAAGTCAGAGTCATGAAAATACAGGGTGGGTGTAGCAAACACGGTCTGATTTACTGTCTGCAATGCCATGGCAAGCAAGCAAAGGCAGGTAACCTAACAAACTCACCTGTTGAAAGTAACCTAACAGAAAAGGATGTAAGTAATCTAACAGGTAACCTAACACATAATACAGGTAACCTAACAAAGCAGGCACGCTGGCGGGCTAAGAATCCTGACAGATATCGTGTATATATGAGGGAATATATGAGAGCAAGGAGAAAGCAGACTTGTGAAATATCTGAACATTAGAAACTTTGAAAGTTACGCTCGCTTTCTCAAGGTCAAGCACAAACTTCGGAAAGAGCTTTTCAATTTCTCGCCAGATACCTGGTATGAGGCGCAGAAGGTCTTTCATCAAAAGATTCAGGAGACAATTCAGAGACAGAGACTGCCCTGGTTTCTGCTGTTGAAAGCCCGGCAGCAGGGACTCTCAACTTTCACAGAGGCACGAATATTTCATCTCGCTGTTACAAACCCTAATACTAACGCTCTTGTGCTTGCAGACACAAGAGAGCGAGCAGAGTATATCTTTGATATGTGCAAGACCTTTTATGACTTTTTGCCTGAGATTCTTCAGCCTCAAATCAAGTATTCTACAAAAAAAGAGCTTGTCTTTGACACAAAAGATGGGCAGGGCATCAAAAGCTCTATCAGGATTGCTACATCTTATGACCCCTTTGTTGGTCAGTCTATGACCCTAAGAGCTATCCATATTTCGGAGGCTGCCTCCTTTCCATTTCTCAATCAGGTGTTTACAACACTTATTCCATCGGTTCCTCACTCCCTCCATGATACGCTGGTGGTTATTGAAAGCACCGCAAAAGGCGCAGGCTTTGAGTTTCATGAGGAATGGCAAAAGGCAAAGGCAGGCAATAGCATCTTCCAGGCAGTCTTTATTCCCTGGTATATGCTTTCTGAATATAGTCTCAATGAGATGTTGCCTGAATATGATTTGTTCAAGCCAACTTCTTTAACGCCTTATGAAAAGTCTCTGAAGGAGATTGCATTAAGGGATTTTAACATACAGGTTACTGATGGACAGTTAGCATGGCGGCGGTTTATGATTGAACGAGCATATCGTGGCGATGAGGACAGCTTCAATCAGGAATACCCGAGTTCTTCCGATGAGGCCTTTGTCGTGCAAGGACAGACCGCATTTAACAAGAAAAGGCTGAAGGAAGCATATAGCAGGAGAGTAACACCAATAGAAAAGGCAGAAATTGAATATGCCCTGCTTGATTATGAAATTCAGGGCAGGGTGATAGAAAAAGAAGATGGCAGGCTATGGATATGGAAGAAGCCTCAACGTGGTAAAATCTATCGCATTGGCGTTGATCCTGCATCTGGAGAGGAAGGCAGGGACTGGACTGCAATGGAGGTCATTGATGAGGTTGATAAGGAGCAGGTAGCTGAGTTTCAGGGGATAGTTGACCCCTTTGAGACTGCACATCTCGCTATTGTTCTGGCGAGGTATTATAATGAGGCAAAACTCGTTATTGAAATCAACTATGGTCTTGGATGTCAGACGGAGGCAAAACGGTATTACTGGAATTTTTATTGTCATAAGTATCTTGATAGGATTACAGATAAGCCAACCGAGAAGATAGGCTTTCTTACAACCTACACCTTTAAGAAGGAATTAATTGGTTATGGACAATATATCTTCAATGAAGGAACCTATAAGATATACTCTGAAAGACTTTTAGGTGAGCTCCTTACCTTTGTTTCACAGCCAGGTATGAAACTGGCGGCGGCAGCGCCAGGAACACATGACGATCTTATCATGAGTTTCCTTCTGGCAGTTTATACATCATATCAGGACAGAGACTATTTAGGGTATGGTGAGACAAAGGGGCAGGAATCCGAATCAGAGATACTGACTGCTCTCAGGAGCCACGGTGTTGACATTTTAGAAGTGTCGGGCTATGATACAGAACAAGAGAAAGAAAATAAGATGACATGGATGGACTTGTGAAAATTAAGCCATATTATAAGGAGGTTATTATGAGAAAGGGAAGGCCACAGGGCAAGCCGTCTAAAAATGAAGATGTAGAGGATGTAAAGACTGCAAAAGAAGAGACCCTGAAACTTCTTCCTATATCTGACAGCACACTTGCAGACGCGCTTTTAAAGTCTATTGACGGAAAGGGTATCTCTCTTGAGGATAAGGTTTCAGAGATAATCTTTGACTATCTGTTTAAACAGGGGATAGTTGAGGATTTTGATAAACACTATATCAAAATTAAGGATTATAACAGCCAGGCTGAAAACCTTTTAACACTGATGCTTCCCTATGAGAAAGACATGATAAAACAGGTTATTAAGGACAATGGCCTGCCAATCTGGCAACAGGTACTATCTTACGTAAGGTTTTGCGTTGGAGGTGGCCTGGCCCATGTGGTAATGACTTCTCCTGAATGGAGGGAGAGGATGCCTGCATCAGAAACTGCTATCTGCATGTCCTGCCATAAGGAATTTAAAGTTAAAAGGCAGGGGCAGCTTTATTGCAGTAATGCCTGTGCAGGAGCAATACCTGAAGCGTTATGAGATGTTTATTAGGCACACGAAAACTTGCTAAGTTTTCAAGGTTCTTTGGAATCAATTTTGTGAAAGGTCTAACCAGAGGCGGCACTGATCACCGTTTTGACCTATATGATGCTAATGGCAACAGTTATTATTTCTGGAAAGATGAAATGAAACTTTATAAAGATGAAGTAGATGAATATGATGAAGATAAAGATAAAGAATTAAAGAAATGGTTTAGATACATCAGATTTAACAGAAGGAAAGAATGATGAAATCAAAGACACTGCCTAATTATCATCAGATTGATGCCTGTATGAACTGTGCATACTGTAAAATTTCAGGTAGTTATCAATGTGATTATCACAGGGGGATCATTAGATATTCTGTGCAGGCGGACGCTATATGTGATTTGTATTTCCCTGCTTTTAATAAAGAAAGCTACTGTAAGCGATTATTTGAAGGCGGTGAGGTGCGGATTTAAATGAACGAATACGAACTGGCTAAAATTTACCAGATTTTAGAAGCTAATAGAGATAATGGCAAATATGCAACACATGAAATGGCCTGGATGCAGGTAGGAAATAAGTATCACGTTTTTCCAACTATAATATATGATGGAAGAGAGTTAAAAAAATATGACCCACGCACTGCCTATAAATATAGCAGAAAGAAAAATGACTATATAGAATTTAATACTCCTGAAGAAGCTGACTGGTTTTCAAAACAGTATAAAGCAATATGGAAATGACAATGTTACAGACAATTTTTATGTTAATTTTAATCCTGACTTCATTAATAGCGATTGCCCTGCTATCTGTCGTTGCATGGATTTTAAATCGTTATAGGAAAGACATTGTTTCTGAGTGGAGGCTATGGTGGGACATTAAGACCTCAATGGCAGAAAAGACTAAAGAGCAGATGAAGAATCCTGAAGAAGAGGCTGACTGGATGCAATTATGAATAATCAAACTCTTTTATCATATCTTAACAGGGTATACGAGGAAGGAGGTTCCTTCCAGAAAACACAGCAGGAGAAATACCAGCAGATGTCAGATTACTATAAGGGGTTAATCTGGCGTAGAGGCAGGCCGCCTTATAAGGTGGATATTGTTATCAATCACGTTAAGGAAATCCTTACGAGAAAGGTCGCTATGATGACTGATGTCTTACCGCAGGTGGAGATAACTCCTAATAAGTATGAGGAGTTATGGCCAGTCTGTGAAATCCTTAAAAATACAATCACAGCGCTCTGGCAGGAACATGATTGGTCGGCATCATTAGAGGAATTTCTGTATTTTGACCAGATTTTTGGCACTGCATTTATTGAAACGGCATGGGATTCATCCCTCGATTGGGGAGAAGGCGATATTAACATAATCGTAGGAGATCCCAGAACCTATAGAATAGACCCGTTTATCATGAAGGCAAATAAGATAAATGAGGCAGAATATATTATTCATGAGTATTTTCGTCCAACTTCGTTGCTAAAGCAACAATATCCCGATAAGGCAGAATTGATAAAGCCTTATTATGACGTAAAGGAAGAAAAGAAGACATCGTTTCTTCATAAACTCCTTCAGACACTAAGGAAAACAGAGGGAGAACCTGCCGCTAAATTTGCTATTGAAAGGTCTCTTGTTAAGAAATTCTGGATAAAAGACAGAACTACCAGAGATGGCAATGGGGAACTTCTGTATCCAACAGGCAGGTTTGTTAAAACAGTAGGTGATGTAATACTTGATGACGAACCTAATCTATACTGGGACGGCAGGTTTCCTTTTGATATGCTTGACTGGCAGTTTGACCCTGATTCAGCCTTTGGAATATCTGAGGTTGAGGATTTAGCCCCGCCTTTTAAGTATTATAACAAACTTATTGCATTGATACTTGAGAATATTATTCTTTCAGTAAATACAATCTGGACAGGTGATATTGATGCCCTGACACCATCCGAAAGAGAAAAGTTGCTTCGCAATAAGCCTGGTGAGTATATAGGTCACAGGCCAGGCAAGCCAATACTAAGACAGCCTCCGCCTCCATTGCCCGCCTCCATGCTTGATAGTGTTGGATATTTAAGAGGCATACTTGATGACTTATCTGGCATGAGCGAGGTTAGTAGAGGCAAGAAAGGTTCTATAACCTCGGGGATTGCCATTGAAAGCCTTGCAACGCTCGGGCAATCTCTTATAAGGTATCAGGCAAGAAGGCTTGAGCGGTTGTTAAACAATATAGGGCAAAAGCTGATAGCAAGGATATTCCAGTTTTATACTGATGACAGGTTATTTTATCTATCAGGTCCTTCAAAAGGGCTTGAACAATTTAAATATATTCGTGCACAGTTGATAGAGCCTCTCCTGAGTGTATATAAGGATGAACTTTCTAAGAAAGTAGTGCCACCCGCAGAGCAATCAATCTACATTGCCAAAAAGGCATTTAAGGACTTTCGTTTCATAGTAACTGCTGGTTCTACTCTGGCCATGACTAAAGTTCAGAGGGCACAGCTTGCATTAGTGCTTCGCAGGCTTGGCATTATAGATGATGAGGCGGTATTAGATATACTTGAGTTTCCAAATAAAACAGAGATACTTCAGAGAAAGCAACAGAAGGAACAGGAGACGCCACAAAAACAACAGCTGAAACCTACTTCAAAGGTAAAGATTCCAGAGTTCAAAAGTGATAGAGGCGCGTCTCTAAGGCGTCTAAAAGGATAATGCTGACAGATTTAGAAGAAGTTTTAACACAGATTAAGACCCTTGCAAAGTCGGCAAGGGGCTGGATTACAGAAAAGAGGGTTGAAAAAGAAGATGGAATTTTTATAGAGATTTCTGTTACATTTAAGAGAGACTTGACAAAAGCAAACAGCTGTGTTAATGATATTAAAATAGGATTAACATAATAGTAAAGACAAGAGCACGAAAGCCCTGACTCGCCTGTTTAAATAAAGTCAGGGGACGAGTAAGCCTGTCGGAAGTTTCTTGAGATACTTCTGGCAGGCTTTTTTATTTTATGGCAACGAGAAAAAGACCGAGATTAACAAAGGCTGAAAGACAATCAAGGGCTGAAAGAGCAAGGAAAAGATTGCTTCCTGCCTCAGTAAAGGCTACAGGTAGAAAGGGTTTCAGACAGACAGTTGCAGCTCTTGAGCCACACAGGGATAAGGTTTCAGACCCTGCAAGGTTAGCAGGGTGGCTGAAATCAAGGGCTTTATATGCAGGTGTTTTAAGCCCGAGACATAAATATAAGGGCAGGCGGAAAACAACTCGGAGATGATAAGAAAAGTCAAAGGTGGATGGCGTGTAGTTTCCCATAAAAAAGGAAGAAAGGGAAAAAGAAGGAATTTAGGCACCTTCAGGACCAAGGCTGAAGCACAGAGAAGACTTGAACAGGTGCGGAGGTTTAAACACATAAGAGGTAAATAGCATGAGTGGCAGGACCTTTACAGGTAGAAAAAAAAGAATATTAAGACAACTCAAGAGGCAATTAAATCTCAAAAAGAGACAATTAGCCCGTCTTGAGAAATCACGGAGCAGGAGGCTCCATAGATAAAGGAGGTGAAAAGAATTGGCAAGAAAAAGAGGTAGGAAAGCACTTGCAGTCAGGGCAACCCGTAGAGGCCGTAAGAGAGGCCGTAACAGAGTAGCCCGTAAGATTGCTGCAAGGGGCCTCGTAATATGAGGTAAGGGATAAAAGGAGTTAGTCGTAATTGTTTCAAGGCGTTCCTGGAAATGTTATGGCTAACTCCTATCCTGAAAACAGGGAGTTGGCATGATAAGTTTCGCCTGAGACTTTTAGATTAACTCAAAGGAACTCTCTTTTTTGAGAAGAATATTTGAAAGAAGGAGAACAATCCTAAGAAATCTAAAAATAACTTTAGGAGGAGAGGATGGCAACAGAAGAAACAAAATATAAGGTTGGCGATGAAGAAGTAACCCTTGATGAATTAATTAAGGGTTATATGAGACAGGCGGATTATACGAGAAAAAGGCAAGCTGACGCTGAGGAAATAAGAAGGCAGAAGGAAGAACTCAGGGCGATACAGGCAGAAGCAGACAGGGCGGCAAGATGGGACCAGTGGTATGAAGCTAACAGGGAGAGGATAGAAAACACGATGAAGAACAGAAATGAAGCAACAGGAATTGCAGCGGTAAATGAATATACGGGTTTTGAAAATGACGAAGACCATGAAATAAAACGCCTCCGTGATGAAATCTCACAGCTTTCTAAGACCATTAAAGACCTTAAAGACGCAGGAGAAAAGGAAATAAATGCCATTGCCTTAGAAAATCAGAAACTTAGTCGTGCTTTGAGATACAGTCTTGATTTAGATGCCTTGAAAGACAGACATCTAAGGGAACGCCCGGATATTCCCTTTGACAGGGAAAGGCTTATTAATCAGGCATTTGATTACAATAAACCTGACCTTTCAAGGGCAGACTGGGAAATGATATACAACCAGGCCTATAAGGACGAGTTCATAAAAAGAGACGTTGACCGTCAGGTAGCTGAAAGGCTAAAGGCTGAAGAAGAAAAGTTAAAGGCAACGAAGATGGCAGAAACAGGGGAGTTTATAAAGCCCTTTGAAGTTCCAAAAGAAATTCCAACGGATACAGCTACTGTTACGGGCGATGTTCTCAAGATTCTCCATGAGGAAAAGGCTAAGAGAGGAGAATAAGGGACTTATCTTTGTAGGATTTGAAATTTTAAAGAAAGGAGAAGATAACAGTGCCAACGACGTACGAAGATTTGGATGTTGCAGTTGAAAAACGGTATTTACCTAATATTGTAAATCAGGTCTTTAAGGCAACACCATTACTTGTAAGACTGCTAACCAAACATAATATAGTTGTCAAGGGCGGTTATTCCCTGCGACAGCCAATCATGTATGGAAAACTTCCAGGTGGTAGTTTCTCAGGTAGTGGGCCATTTGATACCAGTTACAGACAGACTCATACGTATTGGAGATATGCGGCATGTTAAGTTCTGAGGAGCTTTCTTATTTAGCTGGATTCTTTGATGGAGAAGGTTCAATTTCTATCTCGGAGCATAAACCTCGGGCAGGATATGCAAGAACTCCACAATTTAGCCTTAATATATGTCTTTCTAACCAGCATCTTGGTTATTTAGCGACTCTCCATAAAGAATTTAAAGGCTCTCTTTTAAGGGGTCAAGGATGTTATAGACTCTGGATTGGTAACATTCAAGCAAAGAATTTCCTTCTTGCTATCAAACCTTATGTAAAGATAAAAAGAGAGCAACTTGAATTAGCTCTTACTTTTCAAGAAATGAAGTCCCGCAGAGCAAGATATAAGAAAGGCAGAACACTCAATAAAGATGAAATCTATTATGGCAGATTATTTAGAGCTAAAATGAAAGAGTTAAATAAGAAACTCAGTCAGGCTTTTCATGGCAAATCGGGTGAATTGCTGGAACGTCCTGAAAAGGACAATCAGCAGCTAAGCCTGCCGAATGTAATATCGTTTGTAGGCAGGAAAGTTCAGAGACTAACAGGTGCGGATTTACAGACCAATAAACCTGACACGAGTGCCCGACCCGAAAGGGATGATATAGTCCGAGCTACAGGGTAACCTGTAGATGTGAAGTTTAAATGACTTCATGATAACAAAACTGATGCGGAACTAAACTGGAAGAACGTCTATGTGGACGTTACCATTCCAGGGACAGACCTGGCAAAGGCGGATTCTGATATTGAGATTATAGGTCTGCTGAATCCAAAGATGGAGGCAGCAGGCTATACGATGAAGGATTTGCTTGCTACACAGATATACGGAGATGGGACAGGCAATGGGTCGCTTGATTTAGATGGCCTGAAAAACGCTATTGATGATGGTACTTACTTTCCGACTTATGCAACCATCAACAGAAATGAAAAGACATGGTGGAAGGCGAATGTAGATTACACAGGCGGTGCATTTAGCCTTGATTTAGTTCAGGATATGTATGGCAGCTGCACAGACGGCGATATAATGCCTGACCTGATAGTTTGTAAACAGGATATCTGGAATAAATTCTGGTCAAGGATCCAGCCCCAGCAGCGTTTTATGGGCGAAGCTCATGCTGACATAGCTGCTGTAGGCTTTAAGGGTTTTGAATTTAATGGGGCTGTAGTCGTTCCTGATAATTATTGCAATGACGGCACAATCTGGTTTTTGAATACAACTTATATTCAGTTTGTAATCAACCAGAACGCTAATTTCCTGTGGACACCACCAAAGTCAGGAACAGCAGAATGGGCGTATGTGAGACAGTTGATAGTGATGGCGAATCTGCTTGTAACAGCACCTTGGAGGTGCGGAGTCATCACAAACGTAACGTAAAAGGAGATTGATATGCCTGATAGAAGAGATATTCTTGACCTTGCTGGTAGAAGGGTAGCTCCGACATCTTATAGAGGTCGGACTGCCCCGGCAGGAAGAACAGCTCCGCAAGGCCAGCCGCCTCCAACTGACCCTGTTTTAATTGCAAGACAGGCAATTGAACTGTTACTGCGTCTTATGGATGCATTGCCAACACTTGCTCCAATTATCCAGGAGTTTCTGGATAAACTTTCAAGGGCCAGTGCTGCGGCCGCAAGGCGACCTGTCGCAAGGCGACCTGGCGCTCCAGGAGGCAGAGGTGAGACTGCTCCAACGGAAACCGTAGCAACACCAGGAGGTGCAGGAGCGGAAACCCAAGGCTTGGCGCCGGCTGGTGTGGAGGTTGAAGCACCGCCACCAGCATAGGATAATAATACTTTTCGGGAAGTAAGCCCATACTTCCCTTGAGGTAGCTTAAAAACCAAAGAAAGGAGGAAAACATGGGTTACAATTATTACCTCGCAGAGTATGATACCCCGATAAAAATGGGTATCTACGAGACATCATCTGCAATGCCGGATGGTGGTAAGATTGGTGCAAGGCTAAAGGTCGGTGAGAGGATCTTCAAGCTGGCTAAGGCTGGTGCAGTAGATTTAGCAGCTGGTAAGGCAGTGCAGGGTGCAGTGCCTGTAGCCAATCACCTTAACTGTTCAGTTGCAGAAGCAACAGCAGTTGGTGCTACAAGGATTAAGGTTACACTTGGTGCAACAGCAGCTACAGCCAATCAGTATGCAGAAGGCACACTTCATGTTAATGATGTAGATGGAGAAGGTTATGTCTACAGAATTAAAAGCCATGATGCAATTGACTCGGCTGGCACGGGCTACTTTAATCTTTATGATGAGGTAGCAAAGGCTCTTACTACAAATTCACAGGTTACATTAACTGCTAATCTTTACAGTGGTGTGGTAATTGCACCAAATGGCGGTCTTACTGCTGCCATAGCAGGTGTTCCACCTGTTGATGTTACCGCAGCTTACTACTTCTGGTGTCAGGTTGCAGGACCGGCAGCAGTGCTTACACAGGGCACTGTTGTAATAGGCCAGAAGGTAGGTCTTGGCGGCACTACAGATGGTGCATGTGGTCCAGTAGCAGCGGATGTTACTGTTACATGGGGATATGTGATGAGGGTAAATGCCTCAACTGAATACTCTCTTATATTCCTGACAATCGGGTCGTAAAACTCGAGTTGAAGAAAAGACATATGGGAGGGGAGGAGAGTATAAGTGCTTTTCTTCCCTCTCCATATATATTAGAAAGGAGGATATATGGCTTTAAGTATTTCTATAAAAGGACATAACATTGTAGGCAATAGAAGGCAGACCATTGCATCCTTAGCTTTTGATAGTTCTTATCCGACAGGTGGAGAATCCTTAACTGCAAGGCAGCTTGCCTTAGGGGTTATTGAGAGCATTGAGGTTTCTCCAAAATCAGGTTACCTGTTTGATATTGACTATACAAACAGCAAGATAAAGGTGTTCTACCCAAGAGCGGCAATCACAAATACTTTAGCAGTGGCTGACCATGCAGCTCTAACACATTCTGGCGTAACAGCTACCACTCCTGCTTTAGCTCACGCATCTGGTGGAACAACTGTTACATCTTCTGCGGCAACGATGCCTGACCATGAAGCGGCAGCTTGCACAGTTACACAGCCTGCCGACCATGCTGCACAGACTCACACAATTACAGGTGTTGCAGGTGTTGCAGCAGGTGCTGGTGCGGAAGTGACTGATGGGACAGACCTTTCGGCGCTAACAGATGTAAGAATAATAGCGATGGGATGCTAAGGGGAGGTAACTAAATATGGGTTATGCAGGTGCAAATACCAATCCGATTGTCTATTTGCGAACGGATAAAGATACACATTTTACAGGTGCTATTGCTCAGAATGCTAAGGAAGATGAATCTATTGCTTTTCCAAATCCGATGGCAAGAACGAATGAATGTATCATTGAAGGAATTGCTATCCAGGCTGACCAGAACTTAGAGTGGGATATATTTATCTGGAGTGGTTCTGAATATGATAATACTGACCTTGATTCAGATAAATTTATAGAATTTGTTAACTTTACTGCTACCGAACAGAAACAGATAGCTGCCTCAAATCAATTCTATACAGCAAAAACAGGGCTGTCTATTCCATACAGAGATACTGATGCTACTAATAAACTTCATGTATCTTTATGCAATCGTTCAGTTACAGCGAAAAATGCAGGTGCAAATGGCGAGGTAGTAATAGTATTCATGCTCAGACCAATCTATTTTTCATAAGAGAGGAGGTTTAAATGCCTGATGTAAATGATGCTCCACTGGCAATTAATTTGCTGAATACGAGATTAATGCTTCAGGAGGAGATAAAATGGCTTGAAAAAAGATATAAAGATTTAATACCTTTTTTAAAAAAAGACACACTTGCATCCGAAATCGCCGATTTAGAAAAGAAAAAGAACAGTATTGCTGAAGATATTGCATTACATCAATTTGAACTTGATGTTGTTAAAACAGAAATAACGGATATAAAACAAACACTTGAAATTGAAAAAGAAAAGGCAAAAAGGGAATTGGAAGCTGAGGTCAGGTCGCTTGAGGATAAAAAGAAAATAGCAGGCAATGCTTACTATGACAGCAAACGCAAAGAAGCTGATGAATTAATTAAGACTGTTAAGGCAGAGGCGGAAAAGATAAGAGATAAAGAAAATAAGAAGATTCAGGATTTAAAGAATGAATATACATTGCTTGATACCGAATATAAAAGTAAAAAAGAACAATATCATCAGTTTCTTACTGTATGGGATGAACAGAAGGCTAAATTAAAAGCCGATATTGATGCCTTTCAGATAGAAAAAGACCGCTTATCTGCCAGCCTTGCTGACTTTGAGTTAGAAAAACAGTCTTTTGAAAAAGAAAAAGGGGAATTTCAAACTCAAACCAACAAGGAGAAAATACTATTAAATGAACAGAAAAGCCAGCTTGATGATAGTTTAAAGCTGCTTGAGAACGAAAAAGAGCTATTAAAACAAAAAAGCATTGAGCTGGATAAAGCATCTGCTGCTAATGAGGAATTAAGGTCTGAACTTGAACGACAAAAATCTCAATATATTCAATGGCAGAAAGACCTTAATGATAAAGACATGGAGATTAAATCAAGATTGGTTGATGTTGAAAAAAGAGCAAGAGATTTAGAAATTAACTGGAACGAATATGTTAAGGCTAAGAAGAAACTTGACTGGCAGTTAAGAGAGTTAAGACAGTTCAAAAAGTAATGGATACTAAATTAACAAGAACAATATTACATGATGCTGACCTTGATGTTGATGTAAATATCAATGCTTTAGGTGAGTTATTAGCTCAGATAAGGGCAAATACTTTAAAGGATGGCTCAGGGACTTCTTATGTTCCAGTAGTAGATGCGGATGGAAATTTAAAGGTTAATATAGTTGCTGGTGGAGTGGGAGATGGTTCTATCTTAGATGGAGTAAATACCGCTATTAAAGCTACAGTCCTTGATTATGTAAATTCCAATCCTTTAGCAGTCAGATTAACTGATACAGATGGAAATTATGTGGAAGCAGGAGCAGGAACTCAATATGCCGATGGGGCAGCAAGGGGTTCGGCTACTGGAACTCTTGCAATGGGAGATGATGGAACACTTATTCAATCTCTTAAATGCGATTCAAATGGAGTGCTGGCGATACAGGATAATGGGGGTTCGATTACAGTAGACGGAACTTTTTGGCAGGCGACCCAGCCAATAAGTGCGGTTTCCTTACCACTTCCGACAGGAGCGGCTACCGAAACAACGCTTTCCGCTTTGAATACAAAAGTAACTGCTTGTAATACTGAATCAGTAGTCATTTCTTCGGGAAGTGTAACTGCTGACACTGAATTGACCACCGCAGATTTAGATACGGGAGCGGGAACAGATACAAGAGCAGTAGTTGGATTAGTAGGTGCTGCTTCGGGTGGCGGTCAGCTTATACCCGGCAGTGCTACGGATGGGCTTTTGGTTAATTTGGGAACAAATAATGATGTAGTTGTTTCAGCGACAGATTTAGATATTAGGAACTTAATTCAAACCCAAGACAATGTGAGGATTTGGGCCAACACGGTGGTTGATGGCACTGGAACTAATGTTATTCCATTGGCTGATGCCTCGGGTCATTTACAAGTAGATGTATTAAGCGGGGGTGGAGCAGGAGAACAATATGCTGATGGAACAGCGGTTGATGCCGCATACAAGGGAAATCTTGTTTTAGGAACTGATGGAACTAAC